CTATCAGAGAAGCCACTTGCTACTGAAGTTGTTAAGAACTGCATCGTACTATCAAGAGAACCTAACTTCATCCAAAGTGAATAAGTCCAAGTCTTACGATTACCAGCACTACTAGGTGTCCAACTTAGATAAGCACTATCATCATCATTAAATCTTAATGAGTTATCAATCTCATATCCACCAGCACTAGCCCCAGCAGCACCTTGTCTTAGTTTGTCAGCTGTTAATGCCATATCTTATGCGAACCCTGTCCCTGCCTGCATCCCATACCAACTCGTGCCATTCGAAACAAACGTATATATTGTCTTACCACTACCAGTTGTTGGAGCTGCGCCTCCTGACCATAATATTGTGCCTGACCAAGCTGCTGGTACAGTAGCTATAACTGTAAAACTCTTTCCTGCTGCAGCAGTAGGCATCGTCACAGTACAAGTAGTAGCACTAGTAACCTCAAACAAAGTACCGTTAGCTAAATCAATCGTATATGAAGTAGCTGATGAAGTTGCTTCTGTTTCCGTTATTTCTTTAAATGTCTGCTTTCCAGTCCAAGAGTTATCAGCAGTCTTATCTGCTAAATCAGTATCGATATAACCTTTAGCAATAGTATCTGTACTAGTGTATTCACCTAATGAGGTTACATCTGAACCTGTGTATATTGCCTTTACGGGAATTCGATTAGCCATTATGAGACTCCTATATTATCAGCAGAACCATCTGCTTTGTAAAACGGAAATGTCCCGTTTGTAATTGTTATTGTATCAGAGGTACCGTCTGACTTAAAGAAAGGAAATACTGTTGATATTGTATTCCAACTAGCGCTACTTCCATTTGTTGTTAAATATTTACCATTATGTCCTGACTGTGAAGGAAGAGCATCTACTGTAGCCCACGTATTGTCACCTCTAAGGTAAGTCGAAGAACTCGCTGTGCCTGTAGCACTTAGTTCTGATAGGCCTACTGCGTCTGCCCCAATATCATCAATAGTAATAACACCATCAGATATTTTAGCTGAGGTAATACTATTATCTGGAATGTCGCTAGCATTAATAGGAACTGCTGCGGGTATCTTTCCTATGTAAGGCATATTATTCTCCTACTAAACATCGCTTTCCATAATACTAAGCACCGCATCTACTGCGTCTGTTACAGAACCACTTACTTTAAGTATATCTGTTGTTTGCAGTACAATTTTATTACCTCCCATAACTTCTACAGAAGAGCCTGCTGGGATTGGTATATCTTTAACAACATATACGTCTGCATTAGTCTCTACATCTACTGTATTAGAGGAAACTTGTACTGATGCAGTAACAGAAGAGCCTTTAATATTTGAAATAGTAAGACCAATTACAACCGCTGTCTTTGATGCAGGGACTGTATATATGGTAGCTAGCGAAGTGTCTATCCCCGCTTTAGTTTTTAATTTAAATGTATTTGCCATATCTTATCCTAATGCGATTGACATTGCCACTGCATCCTCTACCGAAGTCCAGGATAGCTGTGTCGAGCCATCAGTTTTAAGTACCTGACCAGCGGTGCCGTCAGCTTGAGGGTATTTAAGGCCATCAAGAATAACATCACCAGTACCATTAGGGGTGATTGCTATATCGCCATTAGATGTTGATACAATTGAATTGCCATCTACGTCTAAATTACCCCCTAATTGAGGGGTAGTATCGTTTACTACATCAGGTGATTTTCTTGAAATTGCCATCAGTCATCCTCTTATGTAGTTAACTGTAGGATACCGTTAGTGTTCCACTTGATTGTCAAGTCGTTGTTCACGTTATCTTGATTAGATACAAAATCAATATACCCAACCAAAGGTGAACTAGAAGCAGTACCTGTAGATTTGTAAATTACTGCATAACGCGCTGTACTAAAGCCAGAAGCATGAGAAGACCAAGTCACATCTGCTGCATCAAATTTAGCATCGTTAGTAGTAACTGTAGTAATAGCTTTAGAGCCTAGAGTCTCACCTCCTGCTGTGTAGTTACTACCTGTTACTTCATTGGTGATATCATTATAAAAGTCATGTGCTACAGACGGGGTGTATGTACTCGTGTGTAGTGATACCTTAATAGTGTCAGTATCAAGGTCAATTGTGCCATCTAAAATATCTTTAGTAGCGTTGTTGTAAAAAGTAATGGATGCCATTTTTATTCTCCTGTGCTTATGCTATCCTAATAATTGCAGTTGTACTGCTTGGTGTCGGGAACGAGATTGAGAAAGTACCATTAGATACGTCCTTGTCTCCCCCGAAATCTAAGACTGCTACTGCCTTATTACTGTTAGTGCTATTGTATATCAAAGCGCCTCTAGCAGTAAAGGTAGCTGAGGTCCAAGAGGTGTTACTGAAATCAATAAACCCTACCGTTCCTGACAAGCTAGGGTCTACATTAGTCAGTGTGTTACCGCCTGCTGTATATCCTGTGCCCGTCACTTCGTTAGCTGTAGTGTAAGCAGTAGTGCCTGCACCTAAACTAGCTGAAGATGTGTATAACGCCATCTTAAAGGTATTACCTCCAGAAGCATTAAAATCGTGTAAGCCTTCAAATATCTCTTTCTTAAATGAGTTACAAAGTGCTTGTGTAATTGCCATTTTATTCTCCTACCGTAATAGAGCGAGTTCTATACTCATCGGTTCTGTTTCTAAGATTCTCTTCTACAATTAAGCGCTGTAGTGCTTCCTGATATTTAACAGTATAGCTCTGGGTTAAATCAGGGGCTTCCTTCATAAATAATGAAGCCTCAATTAGACAGGCATAAAGTAATGCATCAGGGGCATTAGTACTAAGCCATGTAGTAGCGGTAGATGAGGATAGCCCCGTAGGTCTGTGGGTGTATCCAAGTTCAACTGTAGTATCTGCAACAGGGGATGGTACTACATATATAGTATCATGGTCCCAGTGGGTGTAGTATCTAGGAGAACCCGTAACACTACGGTCTATAATATAATCATCTAAAAAACTCTTGTCTTTTTGTAAAAGAAAAGACCTGTCTCCACTAGAATCTACAGTCTGTACAGAGCGTATAACTACTGCATCAGAAGGTATAGATAAAAACTCGTCGCCTGCACTTAATGTGGCTGTTGAGTTTTTACGAGTTACATTGAGGTCAGCTTCCCTTAAAAGTCTCTTTTCTGCTAGCTCGATAATAAAATCTAACTCACCAGTAAAAGTACTCTCAGAGTTAGCCGTCCAGTCTTTTATAGATTGTACTAATTGTGTGTATGTCATGATATGCTCACTGTAACAGAGCCTACTGAGCCAGTAGGTTCAAATCCTCTAAACATTGTACCAATAGGTGTATCGCCTGTAGAGATATCAGTAGCTGCTATATGTCCCTCACCTACTTCCACATCATTATCAGGTCTAGGCTGTATCAAAGCTTCTGCATCTGTTGGGGGCTTTGAAGGAAAATCTAGTGCGGATTTCTCATCAAAACAATCAGCGCATACCTTATAACCCGTCCCCTCTAGCATCAAAGATGAGTATTTAACCTCTACCCCGCAGCGGTCACATATCCCTTTGGCATATTTGCCTGATGCATAACTAGGCATTAAATACGCCTCCTTCTAGGCACAAAAAAGCTACTAGCACGCTCACGGTCTTCGTCCATAGCACGCTCAAATTCCTCTTCATAAATAGATTTCATAAGCTGTATTCTATCAGGTGCTTTTTTCATACTGATGTAATAAGCTAATCCCGCAATCAAAGCAGGTAAGAATCTAGTAGGAACGTCTACATTTTTCATACTATCCCCTACATCCTCTAACTTCTCCATAGCATAGTACTCAATAGTATCTGTGCTATTTTCAGGAGTAGGCCATACATATAAAGTAGGGGTTGATGTTCTCTCTACATAGTACTGAGTAGGTCTACCTTCGGTAGTCTTATCAGGACGAGAATGATAATCAGCTCTAGACATCCTAGACATAGATAGCTCAGTACCAGAGCGCTTACTATTAACATCTAGTAAGTCTATGATTTTATTATCTAAAGTATACGATGCCGTACCATCTGTAAGCGCTTGCGTTGTCTTCTTTACTTTCCATAGATGGATGCCTCGATTGCCCCACTCTTGTAGCATGATATTCATACTACGGCGAGCAGTCTTAGCATCATAGCCACTACGAAGTTCTAGCCCACATCTCTCGTAAGCATCCTCCATAATGTCTGATACATCTAAGTTAAAAGCTGTAGTTCCTGAAGTCGCCATTTAGCTACCCCTATGATTTAGATAACTCTAAAACAATGCTATAAGTATCGCCTGCACTAGCACCAACCGTAGTAAATGCTATATCTCCAGTTACACCAGAGCCTGCGTTATTGTTAATACCGCCAAAAGACCTAAAATCTAAATGTATAGCCTCATCTGCAGGTGCAGTTAATGCTAGTACGTCTGCGGTAGCATCAAAAAGAACATTAACAGCCATGCCGTTAGTCATCGCCCACATACGCATAATTTTAAGCTTAGTTGGTGCATTCAGTAGTGCTGAGGCATCTGCCTTTACTACTGCTGTCTCACCTGTACCATCTGATACATTTGTAAATTTCATAACGGTAGTCTTTGTACCGTCCATAATAGTTTGGCTAGTTACTGTGTCTGCCATATTGCCTCCTATGAGAAGAGGGTTTTACCCGCTCATTTAAAAGATATAAGCATTATAACCCAATTCAAGGTAATAAAAAAGCACCCCGAGAGGTGCTTTTATTCTGTGCTTAATTAAGCACCTGGTGAACCGTACACTGCACGGAAATCAGACCAACCGAAAGAGTATCTTTCGCGAGCCTTATAACGTACATTGCCAGTTTCGAAGTCGCCTTCCATACCAGTCTTCATGCCAACACGGTTGAAGTGTTTCATACCGTTAGGTGCATCAGTCTTAACGAACCATGCATCTACGTCAGTCAAGAAGTGGTTAACAGCAACGCCACCTGGTAATACGCCCATTGAGTTAAGCGCATTGATGTCGTTATTGTTACTACCTAGAGTACGGTCAGTACCTAAAACTTTCTCAGCTACAAAGATTAAGTCTGAAGGAACAATCAGAGATTGTCCTTTAACTGCAATCTTTAAACCACGCTCATCAGTAAACTTACTAATATCGATTAGTGCGTTCTCTAATGAAGTTTCGTTTAGGTCTGCTGCCACTGAAGGCTCGTTAGAAATAGTACTACCGTTTAATAACGTGTGAGTACCAATCAACTCAGTACCGTCGCCACCAGCATATGCAGAGTTAAATGCATTATTTAATACATCTGCACCCTTAACATTCTTAGTGTGACTCATTGAACGAGCAAGTGCCTTAGTGTAACGAGAAGATAACTTATCGTATAAGTTGTCTTCTACTGCTTCCTCTGTAAGAGCGAAGCCTAAAGCTACTGTTTCGTGGTTGTAACGAGAAGTGTAAACTTCTTGTGCAGTATCATAAGCAAAAGCTGCGCCTTCACCTTTAGTTGCTGCATTACCGAAGCCAGATAACATAACCTCTTCTTCAAACGCACGGTCTGAAGATTCAGTATCAAAGATACCTTTCCACTCGTCTTGATATTTACTATACTCAAGGCCAAATAAGGCGTTAAGTCCCGGTTCCAACTCTTTTACAAGTTGAGCTCTATTAATTGCCATAGTCTTCTATCCTCCTATTAAGCTACACCAGTACCAGCCGCAGCAGTATTAGCATGTTCGAAAACCACAACTTCAACTTCAGCACTCGCGCCCCAAGCATTGCCTGTTACGTCGTGTAAACCAAGTTGCTTGAACTGACCTGTTACCGCTTTAGTAGAAGTATCTAACTCAGCGCCAGAGCGGCCATTGTTAGTACTACCTGTACCAATAGTTACATCAAAACAAGCACCGTTGTCTGCAAAAGCGCCAGTACCATCGTGCTGAGCTTTAAATACAGTCATTGGGTCATCATAAATAAAAGCAGTTATGCTTGCGCTACCTTGTGTAGCAGTGTCTGCTGGTAAGTTCTTTGCGAATACTACGCTACCATCTGTAGCAGTATAAGTACATCCCGCAAAAATACCTAACACAGCGTCGCCTGCTGCTGCAAGGTCGGCATAACCGTCCGTGTCTCTAGTCATAACATCACCGGTAAAAATACCAGTAGAGTCACCACTGTCTCCTGACTGGATAGGATACTCACCCATACGGATAGTACCACCAGTTAGGTGTCTAACAGCTGTAAAGCCGTTAGGATTATCTGAATTAGCCATTGCTAAACCCTCTCTAAAAAATTAAACAAAAAGTATTTTAGTTTGACTGACTTCCGAAGGTTGTCGTGCTCTTTCTGTCCGGAGAACTAAGTGGCATCGACGGATTACTTTCTTTCATCAAGTCGTTATCTACTGAAGCCAGTTGTTCGTCAGCGCGACTTCTGTAGTATTCATTACGCTGTTCTACAAATTCCTCTGGGAATTTAGCTAGAACTAGTCCACCTGTGCCTATGCAACCATCCAGTGCAGTACCATCATTGATAGTAGGTGCCTGAAACTCAGGATGTTCCTCAGCTCTTACAAGTTCGTACCCCTCACGAAGTCGTTTACTCATATTAACCTTGTCTTCCTGACCGAGCATCTCAGCTCGAATCCATCGGTACTTCCATCCCTGAGGAGCTTCTGGAGCGTCCAATAGTGATGGTGGTGTCCATGACTTAGCGCGAACATTAGTATCGCGAGTACTTGCAGCGCGTGACGTACGCTTGTTCTTATTTAGCGTCACATTGTTAGTTGCCATTACATAGCCCCCTTATACTTTGCGTATTCTTCTAGAGGTACACCTAAGCGTTTAGCAATATCTACTTCACTCGAGGATAACCTTACTTTGCGTCCAGATTTTTTGACTGCTTTGCGAGAGCTGCCTGCAACCGTCTGAGCCGTGCGGTTGTTTGCTTTGAACTTGTGCGGGAACGCCTCACGCATTCGTTCATTAACTGCATTATAGTACTCATCAGTAGTCGGGTCAACCCCTTCTTCTGTTACCAGCTGATTATGGAAAGCAAAAGCAGATGCTGTCATCGCTTCATCTTGTCCAAACCATGGATTTTCCTTAGCCCACTCTACTGCTCTATCGTCAGTAGGCGCCTGCTGTTGGAACTGTTGCTGTACCTGAGTATCAAAATCATCATCGGCAGAAAGCTCAATATCTGCTTTCTCCCATTCTACTTCTTTACGGCGACGTGCTCTTTCTACAGTATCTCTTTCACTAGCTAGCTTAGCTAATCTTTCATTAGCTTCGGCTGCTTTATCAGAATTGCCTGTGTCAAATGCTGTTTTATAGTCAGCACGCGCTTTTTCAAGCTGTCCATCTAGTCGGCCTTCATATTCACCCATCAAAGTTTTATCCGACTGATTTAGTCGGCCTTTTACATCTTTAAGTTCTTTATGTACACCTTTAGCATATTCCAGAGCTGCTTTTTCTCTGCGTTCTGCTTCTCTAAACTTATATGTCAGCTTTTTAATTCTTTTTTGAACACCATCAGAGTACTCCTCTAACTCATGCTCCCCTTCGTCCTGAACTACTTCCAGTTTTGACTCTGCTTCCGTCTCCACTGCACTCTCGTTCTGAACCTCTTCTGTCACTGCATCGTCTGCTACTTCAAACTCCACTGCTTCAGCGTTTTCTAGTTCTGCCATCCTATTCTCCTAGTATGCGTGATAATTCTTAGGGTCGTCAATCAACGCTAAGATTTCATCATCGTTTAAAATTCTCATATCCAGACCATCTCTATGAATACGAGCACCTGCGTAGCGTCCAAGCAGGACAAAGTCCCCCTCTTTACACCACGGTCCTTCTGGGTACCTGGCTTTGTCTTTATAACAATCAGGTCCCATCTTAGCCACATAACCCACTGTAGACGCTACAGCTTCTTGTTCTTGCATCTGATTAGACACAATAATTCCACTGCTAGTAGTCTTTGGTGGTGCATATGGTATTAGTACTAACCTATACCCAGTAGGTGTGGGTATTCCATCTAAGTCTTTCTGGGCCAGCTCTCGCGGGTCCATTTCGTTCTTTTCTGCCATCTTTTCTCCTTTAAGCAAGCTGAAACGCAGCTTGGACGTATATTACAAGTCAGCCTTCTGAATGTTCTCCAATACGTGAATAATTGTCGATTCAACTAAAGCTAACCCTTTATATGTACCTGTTAGGTGTTGGTATGACTCCCAATCGGGTACATTGCCTGCAGCCATTGATTGCTCAATAGCCGTTTTATCTTCTCGCAATTGCTTGAGCACATGCTCAGCAAATGTTGTAGCATCCTGCATTTTATCTCCTTTAAATACAAATTACTTATTCATCTGACCCCTTCTTAGCGGTACTTTCCTTTTTGCGGGAATTTGCTACCTCCTTTTGTGTAGATGAGCGCTTCTGCTCATTTAACAACTGGGTATACATATTTCCCTCTGCAACATCAGCATCTAGTAGAGCATTCTCTCTATCTGCCGCTATTGATTCTTGGTGCATCTGATGCTCTAATTCCATCTTCTCACGCGCCATCTTCTCTTGAGATTTAAGCTTAGTTAACTCAATCGCCCCACGCTCTTCGTCAGCTTTCTCTTTCTGCTGTAGCTTAGCTGCCTCTTGCTCCATCTTCATCTGCGTAGCAGGGTCGATAGGTGGCTGTTGCATCGCTTGAGCCATCTGCTGGTCTTTACCAGTGATTTGAGAAGTAACCTGAGCTGCCTGCTGTGCAATCTGTGCTGCTGTTTCTGGGTCACCTTCTGCATCAGGGATAGGCTGACCGAGCATCTGCTCTGCTTCAACCTTGTACTTAAGCGCATAATGCTCTTGTATATGAGCGGTAAGTACCGCTTGCATACCTTGAATCTGGGCATATGTAGGATTCTGGAGCATCTGCATATGTGCCTCAATGTGGGCGTCGTGATTCTGCTCTTCAAACGCCTTCATAGGACGTCCTGTCATAGAGTTCATATTCTCTGTGATAGGGTCTAATGGCTCTAATTCTGGCTCTGGAGGTAGAATTTTATCCACTTCATCTACACCTAAAGCAGCATACATGCGTCTATATGCTTCTCTAACATCATGAATCTCTGGAGAGGCCTGTGCTAGCTGTAGTTGCTGTTGTGCCATCATCACACGCTGCGACATTGAGAAGATATTAGGGTCTGATACTGGAACGATATCGATTCTATCATCAAAATCAGTCTTCTTAATCATGTTCTCACCACCCTCTACTTCATATGGGTAGTCATCAGGCATATTAGTATGAATGATATGAGATAGCATCTTAAATTCTGTCTTCTGCGCGCCGTGTAAACGCTTGTGAACAGCTGACATAATCTGAGAGCCTCTTTCTAGTAGAGCTACAGTAGTACCTACTGGCATATCTTGTCTAGAATCACCTACCTGCGTGTCTGTAATAGATGCAAAACGTCTTCCTGTGTCCACCAGTACACCTAAAAGCGCCGATAATGTGTTAGACGGCTCTTTGTACGGTAAAGGCAATAAAGAGTCTTTAATCGAAGCTCCTGTAGTATCTACATCACGCCACTCACCTGGAGCAATCGGCTCGTCCTCACCTTGGATACGTAAACCACGAGATTTGAAACCACCAGGTAGATTAGATAACGTACCGGCATCAATTAATTGTCTCAGGATTGCAGTTGCTGCGTAAGTAACACCGCCAATCATATGAATTAAGCCATAGCCATAGAAGCCTAAGCCAGGAAGGAATTTATAATGACAGAAATAGTTTATCTTTTTTCTGTTGTCATCACCTTCTTTCCAATTTTTGCGTATAGATAATACTTGTTCAGTGTCCTTATCAAGGGTAACAATGTAAGGTATAGCAATACCCGTCTTACCATCTTCATCTTCGTCTTCAAATCCTTCTAAATCTAAATCAATATGCATCTCAAGCAAAGTGTGGATATCATTGTAATCTCCACTTGCTGAGCCCGTGTTATTATGTCTACCTACTGCCTCATCTAATACAGTCTGTGAGTTAGTCTCAGTTAGTTCTGAGCCTTCTCCCATCTCGTCAAACGAAGAATAAAACCCTACCTGCTGCTGTTTTCTAATGTCATTAGCCGACATACGAATAACATGTGTTACGCGGCTGGCTGTTCTTAAGTCAGATGTTTCATAAGGTACAACTAAGTCTTCTGCTGTAATATAAGTACTTACAGGACGGTCAATTGCATTGTCATAATATACTTTCTTAAATGCACTGCCTGATAGAGGTAGATAGAACAGCATCTGGTCCATCTCAGACTCATACTCCTCCATAACATGGAGTACATTGTAGTTCATGAACTCTTTAACACGATTACTCTGCTTAACTTTTTCGTCTGTTTCTACGCCTACAATAGCCGTATCAACGGGACCGTTTGCAGGACACATTTCCTTAAATGCTTGTGACTGAAACTGAGTTACTGCTTCCGCTAAGATTGGGTGATGTACGCCAGACGCGCCTGGGAATGGCTCATCTCTGTCTTCAATCTTAAGCCCTAGTAGACTTATACCCTTGGTATATACCTCTTCCCACTCACTTCTAGAGGCTTTATCTTCTTCATATAGGTCAATTAGCTCGGTGGCAATTTCTTCTAAATACTCATCATCTAGAACTTCTGCTAAATTAGCTGAATGTCCTTCATCTTCGGGTACTTCTTCCTGTGGATTAAAGTCAATAATGACAGAACCGTCATCTTGTGTATCTATTTGGCTACCTAAAGGGTCCATCATCTCCTCTGGAGAGGGCATTGGAGCTAAAGGTGCTTCTATTGCAGTTTCTATTGCCATATTGGTTTCCTATATGTTTGTTTGGATTTTATCATTTATTGTACTATATGTGAAGTTAGCTTACTCTACTAATGATTTTAAGTAGTCCTGGTCTTTTTTAGACATCTCTTTTTTAATATCGGCTTCTGAGCCAATATACCCGTTTACGGTGCCCCAGTCGCCTTTTAGTCTATGTCTCTTAGCTATAGTATCGGTTAAGTCTGTTTTAAAGTCATAGCCCACAAATTTAACTCCCATTTTCTTCCAGAACGGGTAAGCAGACTTCTTAATATCGTAGATTTTAAACGGCTTGTTTGAGAACTCCGAGTTGACAAGCGCCATCACGGCCTCTTTAGCATGCCCTTGTTTACGCTTACTTACCGGTATCTTGATGTCTACCAGACCTCTGATTTTCTGAGTGGCGTCCTCTACGAATAGTTGTACATTACCTATCTCCTGTTCCTGAGCGTTAGCATAGTCTTTGCCCATGCCTTTCATATTGTACAAGGTGTACATCTGACGTGTCTCGTCTCCCTTAGAGTTTCCTGAGCGCATTCCCCCGGCTAGTGCTATTTCATCGTTCTGCATCTGTGTCATGCCATAAGCTAGCTGTTTTCTCTCTAGAGGGGCGCCTATTTTAGGTGTTTTTGAAGATTTACTAGGTAGTACACCATGTGTATTTAATGTCACTACAGGATATCCTACATTATTAGTAATGGTTGTCGAACCAAGGTCCGATTCCTGT